TCTATTTGTATAAAGTCTATCTCTTTCTGCTTGTTTTGGTGAGTATGCAAGTTTAGTTGCATTGCGAACCTGTCCTCTATTGTAACCAGCAGGAGAGAACCAAGTCTCTGAGTTGATTGTGGTGGAGAAACAAAGTCCAGCAATGTCTGCGGCACAAGGAACATAACGATAAAGATCATTATACTTATCGTAAATATACTTGTAACCAGAATCATAAATTGCGTATGATGTACTTGGTAGAGTTTTAAAGAAATCTATAACATCATCAGTTTTCTTAGTTGAAGAATTTGAATTAATTACATCTTCACGTAAAGGTGAGACAACTACAATACAATCTCTTCTTTTCTCAGCGATAGCAATAAGTCTTACCGCTGAAGAAGCAGTAATTTTACCAGGAACTAAGAAATCAATATCACCAAATGTTTCTCTATCTTCAACAAAATCATAACCTTTAACAATTGCATCAGCAACACCAGAAGGATTACCAACCCAATCATAATCAGAACCACCACCAAGTTTACGTGATTCAGTACTTTCGCCAGCAAATGAGAATAATTTAAATACTGCGTCTAGTCTTGGTGATCCAATACTTTCAGATGTTCCTTGACCAGCTAATTCTAATTGATCTCCAGTATCTGCAAAAGTTTGAGAACCTGCATATATAAAACTTGATCGATTTGCAACTACATTTTTCCAATATAAATTATCACCTTCAGCAGATCTTGCATCAGATGCTTTAGAAACGAATGTTAAACTTTCTAGAACATTCTGTTTTACGCCAGTATTGAGACCATCAGTATCAATTACAGCGATATGAAATTCATCATATCTACCACCAGCATCAGCAACACCAAAAGAAGTTCCTGGTTGTGGTGCTAGTGAACTCCACTTTCTGCCAGTAGCATACTCAAGTTCTGCATAAACATCATTACTTAGTAGAGCCTCTGCAGTTGCAATTACGGTAGTTCCATCAGCTGCATATAGAGTTTCTGCACCAAGTAATCTCTTAGTAGTGTTCCAGAGAACAATTTCTACTTGATCTGTATTGGCAACTTTAAATACATTACCTTTTTGAACATTACCAGCTGCGTCTGTCCATCGTACATATGTACCTGCACTAGGTGCAGCCAAACCTACAGTAGCAACAGTAATAGTAACATCATCGGTAGAATCTGCACCACCAATAGTAGAACCTAAAATTGTGATTGTATCAGCTGCAGCGTAACCAACACCACCAGCTGTAACTGTAACTGTACTTACATCACCATTTGAATCTCTAACTATCGTGAATGTTACACCAGTTCCACTACCGGAAGTTGCACCAGTAACAGCAGCATAAGATTTGTCTGATTCACCTGCAAGAGTAGTTCCTGCACTATTGGTGGTTGTTAGAATTTCACCAAGTTTTGCTACTCTAATTCTTTGATCAGCACCGTGATCAACTACTGCAACAGAAACACCGTTGTTAAATTTACCAGCAGTTCTTGCTGACCATTCATAAACATTTGAAGTTCTTGTTTCAAAATCGTCTTTGTTTTTAATCAACAGACTAGCATCGCTAGTTCCATCTCTTTTGATATTTGAGTTATTTAATCCTAGGTTAGTTCCAACTGCAGGACGAATAACAGCAACAACACCACCATACTGGATCATGGTACTTGCTGCAAACCATGACTCATAGTTATATGAGTTTGGTTTACCAAATATTTCTACTAATTCTCTCTCGCTTGAAATGTAGGTTACTACATCAGTTGGTCCTCTTTCAGCGTCAATTGAAACGACACCAATATTTTGATCCGCTACGTTTACTGTTGCTGTAAAGTCAACCTCTTTGATTAGTACTCCAGGAGAAGCTAATGCCATTTGTTTACCTCTATGAGATTTTTTTCTCAAAACTATTTATTATTTACTAGTTTTTCAGAGGGGAAACAATGCATGAACAACTACCAATCTGGATATATATCCTTAATTTTAATAAGTGTTCTGACTGTCATATCTTTTTTTTCTCTTCTATCTTCAGTCACTCTTTTTATGGTACACGACTTGCATTCATATGAATATGCTGACGGTAATGCTCCTCTATTTTTTCTTGTTTTGTAAAAATCTATAAGTAAATCTTTTTCCTTTTTGCAAGATCTGCATACCCGTGTGGAAAAAATTAAATGTTCTAGGGAAAAATTTTCTTCAATATCCATTTACTTGATACCCTTACTTATATTCCCACATAAAACTCATTTCACCATATTCATCTACTTTATTCCACGTATCACCTTTTTCATCTGTAAAACTATCTTCTTCAGTACCATTTAGGATAAATCCAAATGGGGCCATATCTTCTTCAATAGATTCTCGTTGATCCTCATAAATTCTTTTTCTAACATCATCTGAAGTAAGTTCTCTAAAATAATCCTGCACAGACAACCATGCAAAAATAACTAGACACATTGCAAGGTCATCATTACATCCTTCTTCTGCTTCAAATGATTGTTTTTTCTGAATAAAAGTTGTCATCTCAGCAATAACATCGTAATCATTAATTAGTAACTTATCATCTTCAATTAATGCTTTAAGATTTGAACATCCCGTCTTTTTAACAGTAGAAGTCATTTTGATACCTAACTGTGATTTGTGAGAGAATCCTTGACCCACAATTTGACCAGCGCGACCTCTCATTGCACACATAAGAAGATTGTCATACTCAAGATCAAACTGCATAATATCTGCAACTTGACCGCCAATATCATTTACTTCACAAAGAACATATGCATGGTTATAACTCATCGCCACCGGATGTATAATATTGGGAAATAATAGTGGTTTAATATTATTATTTTTATATTTTGCAACTACCTTGTATGGAATAGTTGTAATATCAACTACTACAAATGCTGAATAGTCATTGCTAACACCTCTCGATACATCAACAGTCATTACATATTCATGTTCTGGAATTGGTAATTGATATACATCAAGACCATTCTTTCTCTCTATAGGATCTTCATATACCATCATCCTTAATTTAGATGCAGCAATTAATGTATCAACAGATCCTAAGAATTCACACTCAAATTCTTGCGTAAACTGACGTTGTGATGTGTTAGCAATCGTCTGCTCCTTCCAGGCAGCGTCTCTACCAGGTACTTGAGACCAATGTACTTCAGTTGTTGTATATTCATTCTTACCCCTCTCAGCGTCATGCCAGAGTTTGTAAAACATGTTCATCCCATTTGGAGTGGAGATGATAATAACTTTAGTAGACTTACCAGAAGAGATAGTAGGATAAACAGAACTAAAAAACTGTTCTGCAATATGATTTGGAACGAATGCAAATTCGTCCAAGAAAATAATATTAAATGACATACCTCGAACAGCAGAACTAGAGGTTGATGCTGCAAGAATCTTAGATCCGTTCTCTAGTTCTACATTACCTTTGTTCCATGCAAGAATACCATGTTGCATCCATCGTGGTAAATTCTCGTATGCTAATTGCAAACGAGATAATAGTTCTCTTGAAGTTGATGCTTTGTTAGCAAGAATACCAATATTTACATTGTCATTAAATATGATATAATGAAGCAAGTAAGAAACAACAGTAGTAGACTTACCGGTCTGCCTGGGTAATTTTGCAATGTTAAATCTATTCTTATGAAAACATTTTACCATTTCCTCTTGGAAATCGTACATACTAAATGGCACCAAACCTTCGTCTAGTGAAACGATTTTGATATAGTTTCTAGCAAAATATACCGGATCTCCTTTACATTTAATAAACTCCTGAACTTGTTCAGGAGCAAATTCTATTGGTGTATTAGCTTTTTTTAGATTAGGATTACCAAGATATATACTTTCTGCCACAATAAAATTAAATATAGTATGTTTATTATTTAGAGATCACCAAACTTATCATTTAGTTCATTGATAGAATCTCTCTTTCCTTTGAGTATACCGTCAATATATCCTGCACGATATTCCCAGGTCTGTCCACCATCTTTTCCTTTCATAGGATTGATGCACTGATCGTTTCCATATTTATTACAAACGAGACCAGCAAGATCAAGCTCGTTAGAGTCAGATGAATTGCCAGTACCACGCCAGACATGTGTACCATTAATCCAGGTAGCACCACATTTTTCACATTCCGTCCTTTGCAATTTAAGGTCGGATACTTGTTTATTGTTTTCCATTAAAGTTCCTATGGTAAATGGTATAATGTATTATACTAAACTATTTAACATAGTCGATATTTTTTAATATCTAAGTTAGATTATGAAGACACAACGTTATTATCTTTATCATGTCGTTGATATGTTCCAGGGGTTTTGGTGGTGTTGTCAGAATTTCTTGCCTGGTATGTGTCAGGTGTTTTAGTGGTGTTGTCCGAGTTTCTTGCTTGATAATTGCCGTTAAAATCTTTCCACTGTCTTTGAGTCCAACCTTCATCCCCATCGAAATGTGTGACAGTTGTTGATGTTGGTTGTGGATCGTCAGCAGTATTATCTTTGTCGTTTCTTACATAGTTTGTGTTAGCCATATCAGCAATTCCAAGCTCTTAGTGATTTGTTGATTCTGCTATCTTTGTCATTAGCAGTTTTTTTACTAGTTAATTTCTTTTTCATACCCTTCATTCGAGCGCAGAAGGATGCCCTGCGGGGGTTTCCAACCTTTTTGCTTGGTGCTTTAAGGTCAGATCCTGGATTTTCCTTTTCATAAGATCTTCGTCCCTTTTCATTGAGACCTCCTTCTTTATTCTTTCCTGATTTTTTTGTCCATGCTGCTCCTTCTGCAACTTGGAGCAATGGTTGTCCTGGGACATAATCGGCGGTTTTGTAACTTTGTACTCTTGCGCCAGGATAAACTTTGTCTACTTCAATCTGTACTTCTGCTCTAGTAGGAATCTTAGTTGAAGGGAAGAACATTCTAAGACCATAATATCTTCCTCTCCAGTTGAGAGATGTCATAATAATATTGCCAGTTTTAGATGGTATTCTAACCGCTTCACTCATTGGTTTTACATAATTTTTATCGGGACCGGGTTTACCACCGTCTCCACCTCTAGGTTTATCACATGGAGACATTCCATGAACAGGACAGTCTTCACCTTCATGAGTGTGGTTGCATCCTTTCTTTTCATCAATGAGTTCGACTTCTTCTTTCTTGGTTTTCTTAACACAGTTTGGATATCTCTTTCCAAACATAGTTTTCATACCCTTCTTCTCATAACCTTTCCAACATGCTTCACCAATTTCAACTTCTTCCTTCTTGGTTTTATTTCCCCAATTCTTTGCACCGACTTTACGGCATTTGACTAGTGCTCCTGACGCATATGCACTTGGCCAAACTGAATAACGTGATTTG